CCATCTAAGTACCTGCTAATATTAGTATGCATTATTGATTCAAAAATAGATGAATATGCGTTTTTGATTCAATATCATTGATTTGCTATAAATTGATTTTGGGAGCATATATTGGGCTCCTCGCGGGCTCCTACATATAATAGGAGCCTTATGTAATGACGCGAAAGAAGACGAAAAATTATAATATTGTTGAAGTGATATGGCATGATGCAGAAGAAATTGGTGATGTTGGTTGGAATAATCTAAAGAAACAACTGCGAGAGGCTAAGAAACCTTGCCCGATTATGCAATCTGTTGGGTATGAAGTCTATAGAGATAAGGACCACATTGCGTTATTGAGTACAACTGGCAAAGATTTAGCGAGTACATTGGAAAAAATTCCGATTAGGTTTGTAAAAACTATAACGGTGCTGCAAAAACCGGCAAGAAAATCGGTCTAAGACGGCTAAAATACCAGACCAAACTTACCAATCTAGCCACTTCCCCACTTTCCCCCACCTTTCCCCACAAATCCCCCATACCTCATCTGCCATTTTGGCATACACCCGGTCATTATGTCATGAAGTCATTTTCAAAAAACACATAATCACCACATATACCTCATATCATATATAATAACATGAAGAACTTCAAAAGTTTCAAACAATTCGTCAAACATAAAACATCCTTCGTTGTTGAGTTTGCAAGGATTGAAGGACATTTGGTTCGTACTGGAAGAATTGAAAGGGTTGCACATGGATGGCAATTACTGGGTGTTGATAAAAGTGGAGATGATGTATTCCTAAAGAGAGGTTCGAATAGAAAAGAATTAGAAAAATTTGCAAAACATCATAAAATAAAAATAGCACTAGGGAAGAGTTAGATGGCAGTTGACAAAGAAATGAAATCATTCTTGCAACACATCACAGAAGTATTTGACAAGCCATACAAGTGGCGTGGTGGTAATGTTGCAAAGGGTTCAATAACACCAAAAAATCAGGGTATGCTAGAAGAGTATATATTCAAAACATCTGATGGTGGAACTATTGAAGTGACTGCAAATCATTTTTGGGTAGAATCAGACTGGAAGATGGCGGGAGTAATGATAAAGGAAACAGGACACACCATTGCTATAGAATTCATGAAGAGAGATACTCAATATGGATATCCCACCCATGATATGACGGGCGAAGGTGATGCAATGAGAATCCTTGCAACAGTGTTAGACATAATCAAGTCTATCATAAAGAAGCACGAACCAATAACACTCATCTTTAGTGCTGATAAAGGACAAGATAATCGTAAAACGGGAACAAAAGAACCGACTGGTCGTGCAGGAGCATATGGTGCAATCGTGAAGAGATTTGCAGGCAAAATGGGATACAAATCAGACAGAGACGAAAACAAACAAGCGTCAAGAGTTAGATGGCAGTTGACAAAAAAATGAAATCATTCTTGCAACACATTACGGAAGCAATGGTATGCGGTGATTGTTTCAAGTGGGCGAATGATTGGAACATAGAACATCATAAGGGCGGAACACACAAGGTCGTGCATGGCATAGTGACAAACACTTTAGGAAAAACATTTCCTCATGCATGGATAGAAGACAAGGGAAAAGTATATGACACAAATATCGGTGACAGTGGTAGATGGAGCATAAAGAAGTTCTATAAAACATTCAAAGTGAAAAATACGGTAAAGTATACCCCGACACAGGCAACACGAAATCAATTTGGTGGGTATGGACATCATGGACCTTGGGACAAATCTTTCGATAAATGGCCAACAAAAAAATGAAATCATTCTTGCAATACATCACAGAGAAGCCAGCGAAACTATCCTCAGCCTTTCCATACAAAGGTGCAGAGTGGAGTGACTTTCGTGGTTTTGAAAATCCTTCGGAAAAAGAAATCACGACAGCACTAAACAAGTCTAAAATCAAAGAACTCCGATTCGTTGTAGATTCCAAAGGTAAAATGTGGATGTGGGATTCATATGATGCAATTCATGAACCTGTTATCTATGCGATGACTGGTGAGAAGTATGTTGGTGACTATGCAAAAGGAATGATAAACTTTATGACTGTAAATGATTTAGATGATTTGGACCCAGATATGGAAGCAGTTGGTAACTTGAAAGTTATTATTATGAATACACGCACGGTAGGTACAAACTTTGCACTCAAAAACAGAACATTGAAATTGCTCGCCAAGAGAATCAATGCCAAAGATAAGGACAGAGTATACTGGAGTGATATATGAAATCATTTAAACAATACATTTTAGAAAAGGTATCTTCTGCGGAGAAAATTCAAAGAATGTCGAAGAAGATTAAGGTCCAGCACGAACCACATCCGGTTCATGTGGTGGATGTGGGAAAAAGTTACTATCATCATTTTCATGATCGAAAAATTGGTAAACACCAAGTAAACATGTCTGCATGGCATGATACAGAGAAAAACACATCTAAGGTTGATTTTAGTGTAGACGATGAAGGAACTGCAAGAACTGGAAAGGTTGGAGCGAAAGGAGCCAAAAGAATACTCAATCATGTTGCAGCATTCGTCCACCGACACTCAAAGGACATAACATCCAAGAACCCGGACGGTAATCATACAATTGAATTTGATGCACTTAAAGCAAGCCATCATCACGGAAATCCAAGAGCAAGAGAAAATGTATATCGAAAGATGACAAATAGAGTTGCAAAGGAACTTGGAATGAAACATTCTGAAACGGATCATGGACACAAGACAACATTTACTTTATCTCGTCAGGATTGATATTTATGATAACTTTCAAGCAATACATTACGGAAGCAATGGTATGCGGTGATTGTTTCAAGTGGGCGAATGATTGGAACATAGAACATCATAAGGGCGGAACACACAAGGTCGTGCATGGCATAGTGACAAACACTTTAGGAAAAACATTTCCTCATGCATGGATAGAAGACAAGGGAAAAGTATATGACACAAATATCGGTGACAGTGGTAGATGGAGCATAAAGAAGTTCTATAAAACATTCAAGGTGAAAAATACGGTAAAGTATACCCCGACACAGGCAACACGAAATCAATTTGGTGGGTATGGACATCATGGACCTTGGGACAAATCTTTCGATAAATGGCCAACAATAAAATGAAATCATTTCGCCAATACATCACAACAGAAGAAAAAAAGAAACCAACAAGTTATTTTGATGTTGGGCATCACACGATTCATAGAGATATGAAGCATGTAGAATTATATCATAACGGTGCTGTCAGTGGGCACGATTCTGTCAATCACTTAAAATTATATAAAAATAAAAGAGATGCACATGAACGAAAAACAGGATATGAAATGCATCCCGATTCTGCAAACCACGAAACATGGATAGAAAAGCATCCAAAGAAAAGGGTGAGCAAAGCAATAACTCAAGCAGGAGATCCAGAGCATTTTGTCCAAGGAAGAATTGACCACAAAAAGAAAGAATATAGTATAAATAATTCTATACCAGATAAAGAAGATAAAACATCTACCACACACCAAGCGAGAGTGATTAAACGATTAATACGAAAAACGAAAGATAATTTGAGTAATAAATATCCAGAGTATACCGTCCATGACCATAGTGGTATAAAGGGGTATCATATAGAAAATGTGACGATAACTCAATCATAATATGAATAAATTATACATATTATAATTCAAGGAGAATTTAATGAATATTAACGAATTTAAACAACATCTAAACCATATTCACGGAAAGTTGGATGATGATCCAGGCACAAAACAAATGTATTCTCGCATTCGTCGTGAAGCATATCCTTCTGACATGAAGGAATATAAGCCAAACGAAAAGAAAGACAAATCAACAATTGAACCTACTACAGCAGCAGGTGATTCATTACGACCAAACAGCAAAACTGATGAAAATGATTCTGCCCCTGTTAAGGAAGATACAAATAATGAATCTGTTGAACTAAATGAGCAATTTGCTTATGAATATTTTAATGAATACTTCAACGGTGGTCTTACCGAGGACACATCCGATGAAGACATCATGGAAGCCGTAGATTGTTTAGTAGAACTTTGCGATGCAGTCTGCGAATCAGTCGGTTTAAGTGAAGCAAAAGTTCCATACCGTCCCTACGCACCAGCTCTTCGTGGAGCTCCACGAAGTACTCCAGTAAGAACAAGTCCGCCAGGCAAACCTAATATTGTCCATCCAGCACAATCAGTAGTTGGTGGTGAAACTCCTTATATTGCAAGAGGCCTAGATTCCAAGACCTGGGCTACTGACATTCCAGCAAAGTATGCTAAAAGTACAACTCGTATAAGAACTTTAAAACCAACACCAGCAAAGGGTATTTCTCAATCTGGTAAAAAAGCAACAGATGAACCATTGGTAAAAACAGGACAGGGTTCATATGAAAAAGTGATTCGTCCATCTGATTTGAGAAAATAATATAAAGCAACTCTTTACTATACTATACGCAACCACAGATATATCTGTGGTTGTTTTTTTATATACATAATATATGATGTCATTTAAAGAACATTTATTAAATGAAAAGATTCTTATTGACTTAATAAGAAGGCACGATGACCCTATGGAATTCGCAGCGGCTGCAATAAAAGCACAAAGAGAGAAAAAATTGAATTTAAAAAGAAGAGGAATGGCAAATACTAGAGAATTAGTAAGGGCTTGGGATAAATCAAAGAAAAAACAAAATCAGGATAAAACTCACCATGCAAGATAAAGTATTAAAATATTTTGAAGAATATTTTAATGGACAACCAAATGAATCTATTACACACAAACATTTAGAAAAGGCTGTAATAGATTTAATTGTTTTGAAAGAATCAGTTTTAAAATTGGTTGAAGTTAGTCCAGAAGAAGAAACAGAAAGAGAAAAACTTCCTGCTGGTACGGAGTTCGTGATTTTGAAGCAGAGGCGAAGATTAGAAAAAGAATTTCCAGGAGATGCTCAAAAGCAAATAAAAACATCACCTCAACTCATTCAACCCAAACTAACAACAGGATTACACGGTAAATCCATAAAAGGAACTCCTATAAAAGGGCCACCACCCCCCTCAGAAATAGAATCTGAAACTAAAAGTGCAGCAAAATCTGCTGGTGATGTACTGCAAGCAATAAGGGGAATAAAAGGCAGAAAGAAAAAAGAAGAACAGGGTCAAACACATTTATTTAAAACCACTTGATGTGAAGGAATTATAATATGCCAACATACGATTATCGTTGTAATGCATGTGAACATATATTTGAAGAAGTTCACACAATGGATAGCCATTTAAAACCAATAAAAAAACCTTGTCCCAAATGTGGTGAAAAAGAAGTTACCAAATCTTGGGCGGGAGTAACACCTGGAATTGGTACAGATACCACATTAACACCAGATAAAGCGACTGGTGGTAAATGGTCAGAAACGATGAACAGAATTAAAGATAATATTCCTAAACGATATCATGAAGGATTAGATAAATCCACAAAACGAACAGGAAGGCAATGGAAAGGTTAAGTTAATTCATAAACGACACAATTGGTTTGTGTTGATCCGGTTTTATAAAATCGGATGGGTATGATGATTGGTGCGTGATTAGCCACTCCCTTGATGGTTATTTCTGGTCCTTGAGTTCCACCAGATGTTGTAAAAAAGATTGAAGTTGTAGTGACACCGACACCATCATTAACTATCATTACACCTTTATTTCTTGATGTGGTTGTAGCATTTGTTGATGTTGCTATTGCGGCTGCGCTATTATATACTGGATAAGACATTAAAATATGCTCCTTTTTGTTTCTGAATCACTTAACTGTTGAATATATTATATATAGAATATAGACGGAGTATATATAAACAGATGGAAACCCCACCAAAAAATAATCTAATTTCAAATGTTTGTGATGCTATTGCATCTGGACGAAATTTTGGAGGATGGACAGATAAACTATTAAACGATGCTTATGGATATTATTCTAAAAATCAAATTAGAACAAAAATTAAATTAAATAGAAAGAAAACTAACTTGTTGGATAAACAGAAGAAAAAAAGAGAAGGGTTTAAAGTAGACTCTGAAAAAAGAATGACAGCAGCAAAAATAAAAGATATTAGGCAAGACCCAAGAGATTCTCTAAGGCAAAGGTATAGTTAAATATGTTTAACAGAAATGAATGGTTACAATGGGCTAAAAATAATCAAAACAGCAATCCTATGATGCAAAATTTTGGGAGTGGGTACTGGAAGAAAAATAACCCCCTTTATATTTATGAAGAGGAATCCTCAAAACATCATGGTAGCCCTGATCTTTCATCGTCTGGGTCTGGGCCACCAGAGCGGTCTGGGCCACCAAAGCCGGGATCATGGCATTCATCATCCTCCTCGACATATTCGCCGCCTCGTGTCCGTGAGGGCCCTGGGGGACAATCTTCTGGCAGATCTTCTGGCAGATCTTCTGGCATATCTTCTGGCAGCAGTTCAACCCGTTCGGGTAAAAGTGACAGAAGTAAAATTAAAACTAAACTTAAAAATGTTGCCACCTGGGTCAAACAAGACCCGCATTTAACACAAGCAGGAAGACAGGCTGCTTCTTGGTATGCTGTTGATCGTGGTTTGGATAAACTTACTTCATTTTTACCCAGTCGTAGAAAAGCAAAAGAAAAAGAAGAAAGAATTTCGCCTACAAGAATTGGTGTTGAACACCCACAGACAGAATCGGTTAATAAAGCAGCCTCTGCTGCCGCCGGTACTGTTGAGGGTAGCAAACAAATTGATGAAGTGGCAGTTTTGGATGAATTGAGTGCAAAGGGATGGAAGAATGTTGCGACTGGTGCGAAGGTAGCAGATGCCGCATCAACTGCTTTAACAATCGGTTCTCTAATTGCGGCACCATTCACTGGTGGACTCTCTCTTGCAGGACTTGGTGCGGCAGCCGCAATAAAAGGTGCAACGAAAGTTGGAACTACTGTAGCCGCAAAGGGTGCAACGAAGATGGCATCGAAAATGGCATCGAAGCAAGCAAGTAAGTTGGCTGTACAAAAAGCCGCACAATCAACAGGACAGTCAACATTGAAACAGAAAGCACTTGGTGCTGGTAAGCAACTAGGTAAAAATGTTGCAACTGGTGCCGCAATGCAGGGTGGAATGAGTGCTGTGACACCAAAACCGAAATCCCCCACAACAGCAGTTTCAACTCGACCACCTATGCCTGCACCCTCAACTAATATTAATTATAAAAAGAATATACCAGTTGTACCCCCACCCACTAATAGACGACTAGCCGCATCTTATGACCCAGAATTGGTTGAAAGAATATCTTCAATATTTAGATTACGAAGAACCCCAAAGATAAATCCGAAGATACGAACAGGACCAACCAGTTTACAATCGAGGATGGCTACCGATGGTTCAAGATTAAATACAGGTTCAAGATTAAGCAGAGTTGGAGAATTAGCAAAGAAAGCAAAGACTGGTACAATACAATACGCAAAGAAATTGCCAAGGGAAGTTGGTAAAAGTATTCCAATGGCATTGGCATTTTCTGCTCCTTCTCTATTACAAAAAAAACCCCAAGACCCCAGACCAACAGTTGGTGGACAGGATGCACCACCGCCTCGTCTTTATTAGTTAACATAATATTATTGATTTTTTTGAAAGTGAGAGTATAATATGAATATGCAAAAGAAGTTTGAACATGTATCGTTGTCTGCTGAACTACCAGACATTCCAACAACGAATGAAAACGGATCAAGATATTATCTTTACGAAGGTAATAAATATCCTAGTGTCACCACTGTAACCGGATGGAAAAAACGAGAATTTTTTAAAGAGTGGCGAAAAAATAATCCAAAAGAGTCTAAACGAGTATTAACACGGGGAAATTTATTACACGAATTAATTGAAGATTACTTAAATAATAAAGACATAGATCTATTAACAACACCCCCAACTACTGCCAGTTTATTCATGCAATTAAAACCAGAATTAGATAAAATTGATAACATTTATGCATTAGAAGTGCCGCTTTGGAGTAGTACCCTACAGTTGGCGGGTCGGGTAGATTGTGTTGCAGAATATAATGGCGAACTTTCAATTATTGACTTCAAGGGTTCTACTAGAATTAAAAGAAGAGAACATATTGAAAATTATTTTACTCAAGCAACTGCATATGCTATTATGTGGCATGAAAGAACCGGAACACCCATTCATAAGTTTAATATTTTAATATCAACAGAAGAATCATGTATATCTCAAGTATTTTCTGGTAATCCTATTGATTATGTTCCTAGGTTATATGAAGATATTAAATATTATCAACAAGAAAATGAAAAAATATTGTTAGATACATAATTTAATGAAATCCTTCAAGCAATATCTTATAGAAGCAAAAAACACTCACCTAATCCATTTGGAAGATTTGGCTTTTGAGGGTGATGATCGTGTTCAAGAGGGTGTGTATTTTTTAGAAGAATTGGTGAAAATGCTGGAAGGTAATTCTAGTTCTAAGGTAAATGCATCAGTAAAGTGGGATGGCGCACCTGCAATTATTTGTGGTAAAAATCCAGAGAATGGAAAGTTCTTTGTCGGTACTAAAAGTGTTTTTAATAAACGACCAAAAGTAAACTATACAGTTTCGGATATTAAAAAAAATCATACATCTGGTGTGGGAAGTAAACTTATTGCTGCACTCAAATATTTAAAGAAATTGCCTATTATGGGTATATTACAGGGGGATATGTTATTTTCGCACGGTGATGTTAAAACGCAAAGAATCAAAGGTAAACAGTATTACACATTTACTCCAAATACTATTACATATGCTATACCTGTTGATTCAGACTTGGGAAAAAGAATTAAACAATCTAAATTTGGGATAATATTCCACACAGAATATACCGGAAAAAGTCTATCAAAAATGTCTTCGAAATTTAACCCAAACATAAACAAACTAAAGAACAATAGGCAAGTGTGGGTAGATGATGCATCATTTAAAAATACAAGTGGTATTGCTTCATTAACACTCTCAGAAGTTAGTACAATATATGATTCATTTAACAAAATTAATAAGCACAGAAAAACATCTAAAGGATTCATAAATGTTATAAAAAATGATTCTAAAATGTTCGATTTGTTGAATATATTTGTGAATGTTAATGTTCGTGCAGGGACAGAATCTTTATCCTCTGATAATTTCATTAAATGGTTAGATGAAAGATTTGAAAACGAAATTAATTCTATGAAATCTGAAAAGGGTAAAGAAAGAAAAAGAACATTCAAAGAAGAAATGATGAATAAATTTAAATTTTCTATAAAATTACTTGATGGGGTATTTGCATTAAGAGAAGAATTGAGAAAAGCAAAAATGATTATTTTAAGAAAACTTGAAAGTATTGAATCTATGGAAACATTCATAAAAACGGAAGACGGATTTCGAGTTACAAAACCAGAGGGGTTTGTTGGTGTAGATAAACTTACAAACAGTGCAATAAAAATAGTAGACAGACTTGAATTTAGTAAAGCGAATTTTAGTGTTCCGAAAGATTGGATAAAGGGGTAAAAATGAATAAAGATTATATAAACAAGCGAAACACTAGAGATTGGATAAGATGCAACGAAGATGCTAAATCAGGATATTGGCGAAATATATTTGTAGAGGAGCATGGGGGGGAATTTCTTCAAACTGGTAGATTTTGGGAGTGGAAAGAAAAAATACACAAAATTATTGAAGACAATAGGATACAACAAGAACGAAAAGAGTTTATATTTATAAATAAAGATGGAGTGGAATTCTTGACTGACAATTTTAGTAAGTTTTGCAGAATTAATGAATTGAACAAATCAGCAATATATAAAGTAATGTCTGGAAAAAGATCTCATCATAAAGGATTTACTTGTAGAAAACTACCACCAAAAGGAGAATAGAATATGACAACACTCGCAAATGTAGAAGGATTTTTTGGAACAATATGGTTCACTGGTTTGGTTTTTATTGCTGGAGCAATAATTGGCACTCCGTTATGGAATTGGGTGAAAAAGTATTTTCCGTGGACCGAATAATTCACCCATAATATAAAAACCCCACTGGCGTTGCTAATATTGCAGAGGAGGTGGTCAAAAACAAAACGATACCTGCTTCCGCTAGTGGGTTCAGGGAAGATGTAAGAAATTACATCTTCCTATTTTTTATACATATAAGTATGAGCAAGGAACTAAATTTATGAGAAAACAAATAGTTTTTACTTTCGGTAGATTTAATCCCCCAACTACGGGGCATTATCTATTAGCATCTAAGGTGAAACAAGAAGCACTAAGAAGAAGTGCCGATCATAGAATATATGGCAGTATGAGTTATGATAGAAAAAGGAACCCACTAAGTTCTAAACAAAAATTAAGATTTATGAAAAAAGCACTTAAGGGATTCAATGTATTAATAAATAACAAAGTTAAAACCCCATTTGATGCCTTATCGGAATTGGATAAGGAAGGATACACAGATGTCGTTATGGTGGTTGGTGGAGACAGAGTTAATGAATTCAAAAAAAGTATGTCCAAATATATTGGACCAAATAAGATATATAAATTTGAAAAATTTGAGGTTGTATCAGCAGGAGAAAGAGATCCAGATGCAGAAAATATTCAAGGAATGTCTGCATCTAAAATGCGTGTAGCAGCAAAAGAGGGAAATTTGAATGCCTTTAGATTGGGTGTTCCTTCACATGTATCAACAAACGATACACAACAATTATTTAAAGCAGTTCAACTCGGAATGGGAGTAAAACCCTTTGTTTCAGAAAATTGGTTTAATTATGACGAATTCGTCGAATTCTTAAAAGAAGAGAATGAATATTGTATGTCAAAAAATATATTGAAAAAATTTGATATGGGTGGAGAAGGTATAGATGTTCCTGCAATAGACAACGAAGTATGGGGAACAAAAGGATTTAAGAAAAAGAAAAGAAAAGAAAAGATTGATGAAAAAACAATGGCTGCTAAATTAGTCAAATCTGCAAGCGGATATGCTCTTTTGACACTAGATGATGTACATATTAAAAGAGGATCAAACAAAAATGAACTTCTTACTCATGCAAAAAACACAAATATAAGAGTTCATGATACAACATCTGAATCTGTTGAATCAAACGAAAGTGAACTTAATGAAATTTCAATCCAATCCAGAAGAAAAATGGCAAGAAGTGCCAGAAGAACAGCAAAGAAAAGAATGCGTAAAAGAAAGATGAAAGAGAAGAGAAAAAAGTCTGGTGCAGAAATTAAAAAGAAAGCACAAAAAGCAGCAATTTCTAAACTTCGTGCAAGAATGATAAAAGGAATGAATTGGAACGAATTATCATTTTCTCAAAGAGAAAAAATAGAAGATAGGCTCAAAAAGAAGAAAAATGTAATTAGTAAACTCGCAAAGCGGTTGGTTCCCCAAGCAAGAAGAGCAGAACAAGAAAGATTAAAAAAAGTGAGAACAAAAATGACCACAAACGATCCTGCAAAAGCAATTGAAAGTTTTGATGCTAGTTTTAAATCAGAAGTTTTAAATGAATCAAATTTACATAATCGTGGTGTAATGTCACTTGTTGAATTTTCACGAATGCAAAAATCCGAACAAATAAGAATTGCTAAAGAACGGGAAAGAAATCGTGGAACGGGTGCTGAAACCCCTCAAGAAAAAAATACTGCTGATAAAAGAGGAGAAAGAGAAGTTGAAAAAAGAACCGATTCTGATTTGGATTGGAAAGATGTTTATATAGTTAAAAATAAAAGTGGTCAAGTTAGAATTGTTACAAAAACCACTGCAAGTCATGATGTTTTAGTAGATAAAGGAAAAGTAAAACTTGCCGATGGTAAAAGGGCTGTAAATGGAAAATATGGTGATTTTAAAGGAACATTAACATCAGTAAAACTTCTCGGAAGAGCAGCAGTTGATGCCGCTGAAAAAAAGACACAAAAAACGCAACAGCAGCAACAAACACCACAACCAGAAGAATTAACAGGACAGGGGGGAGAAACAAGAGAAATGACCCCCAAAGAAATGAAAGCAGCAGAAAAAGAAGAAAAGAAACAATTAAAATCTGAGCGAGATAAGCAACTAAAAAATTTAGAAAATCAAGAAGCATTTCAATCATTAGATGCAAAAATACAAGAAAATGTACGAAAACTTCTTCAGAAAACACCAACTTCTGGTGCAAAATATCCTGTAGATTTTCCTGCTGTAATGATTGAAGCAGGAATGGTTTTAGAATTTAATAGAATGCAAGGACTTGATGATTCTGTTGGTAATGTGTCTGAAAATGATTCGATAAAAGCACACAAAAGTATGACATTACTTTCTTCAGAAGCAGAAAAATATGGTCATGGAATGGAATCTGCTTCTGCAAGAGCAATTAAAACTGCTATTATTCCTTTTATAGAGAAAGTAGATCCTGATAAAACATCTCAGTGGCACTTAGAACACACGGGATCTGGCACAGAAGAAGCAATCACAACTTCTGAGCATTTTCAAGAATTTGGTGCAAAAAATGCAACACCAAAAAGTGATATCATAATTGTACAAATTGATAAAAATGGTGTAAGACATGAACACGGAACTTCTATTAAAGCAGGACCAGGACAATTGATGTCTCCTGCCCCGGGTGAAGCAATGGCAATATTGATGGGAGTAATGGGAAAACAGAAATCTCATTGTGTCGGAAAAGATACAAAACATTGTAAAAGTTTAATGGAACTTGAACCAAAAACCAAAGAAAAGGTCAAAGCACTCGTTAAAAAATTAGAAGATAAAACCAAAATGTATCTTAATTCTGGTAAAGGCGTTGGGCCATTTAATTGGTTTACCCCTGGTGGTAGTTATACATGCGGTGCATCGAAAGGGTGCGATGAAAAAAATCCTCCAAAATGGTGGGACACATACGGTCCGGGTTCTGCTGGTGTTAATTGGAATGAAGTATATGGAAAGGCCCCAAAACCCGAACATTGGAAAAATACTAAGGCTTCAGAATATGATCCAGAAATTGTTAAAATTATTGCAGATAGTGAAAAATTAAGAAATGACCTAACCGCATCAATTAATGATATACTAAACGAAAGTCCTTCTTTTAAAGAAGGAATGGTACACGAAGCGATGACGGGATGTATCAAATTTTGTGGGTGTTGTAATGCTGAGTGTGGATGTAATAATGCAGTTGCAAATTTATATTTTACAATGAATCCAGATGGTACAGGCTCAAATATAAGAGAAATGGATAATAATTTGGTTGAAAATGTTAGTGACAACACAAAGTTTATATTTGCATGGAAAGGGAGTCAAAGAGAAATCATAGTTGATGGTAAGAAAATGAAAACTGGCGATTACGCAAATTATATGGCACTTCGTAGCAGTAAAATGTCGGGTAAGGAAAAAGCAACATGGGCAAAGCAAAAGCAAAAGCAACAAGAACTTGCTGCTGGGTTTTTATCATTTCATGAATATGACAATATCCTCACAGAACAACCTGATGAATTAATATCTATATCAAACAATTCTGATGCTGTAGAAGAGGGAAAGAAAAAGTTGAACGAAATTGGAGGAGATCCAATGAAACTTATGAACTTCCTTAATATAGAACTTGAAAACTTTAGCACCAATGAATTAGAATGGCAGGAAATCGGTTCCAAAGAAATATCTGATGAAACTACCGAAATTAATATGGATGGTAAATCTAAATTTGTTTCTATATTAAAATATAAACCAGAAAAAGAAGACGAAGAAAATGAAGATTATTTGGGATTATCTTCTGATGAATGGAAAAATTATGACAAATTATCTAAAAAGGCAAAATCATCCGAAATAGAAAATTCTTTAGGGAGAGATGTTAACGAAAGTGCTACAGAAAAGGAAAGGCAAAAACAAAATATTCTTCCCGGGAAAAATAAAGCAGCACAAAACAAACTTGCCACATTCAAATCACACACAACTAAAAAAAAGCAAGTTGATACACAACAGCAAAATGTTGCAACAACAGATGAACAATACATCGCATACAATTTCAAAGAATCTTTGATAGAAGGTATTGGTACATTTTCTACTAATAATATAAAAGAAGGTGAGGGTGTTGGGTTGTATTATATAAATCTGTTGAGTGAAAATAGTAATGCGCCAGAATATCAAAGAACAGATTTCTGTAGGTTTACAAATCATTCGTGGAGTAACCCAAATTTAGTTTTAGTAGAAAATCGGGATGGTAATTTTTATACACATGCAATTAGAGACATTAACGAAGGTGAAGAACTTCTTATAGATTATTTTAATGTGTTTGAATTGATTCTTCCTGCACTTAAAGAAGAAGGATTGGTTATACCAGAAGTTTTAAGATGGACTGATGGGTATGATGATATGGAAATTCCGCCAGATAAGTTTGAAGATTTAAGAGATGAATTAGAATATTTTACAGAAATAAATGAAGCACCCCCATTAGAAGAGATTGCAATACTTGGTGGTTTATCTAAATTAGCAAAACTTGGAAAGTCATTAGCCCCCATATATTATGCTTCAAGAATTGCAAATATGGGTGCAAAGGAAAATCAACCTCCGATTCCTGTAACACCAGGGCAACAAAACACAGGACAAAAAAAATCTGATATAATCGCATTTCAACAATTTGGAAATACCCCGTCAAATATTCCGTCACAACAACCTTTACGGGATATTCAAAATAGGAATAAAAAACAAAGCAACGAAAATGAAGATCCGGTAAATAGAGCAAAAAGATTAAAAAAATACAATGCACAACCAGAACAAAGAAAAAGAAGAAGTGCCAGAACAGGTATGAGGAATAGATTGATACGAGATGGTAGATTATCGGTAGGTGATGGAAAAGATATAGATCATAAAGACGGAAATCCCCTGAATAATTCATCTTCCAATATACAAATCACATCTGCTTCTCGTAATAGAAGTAGAAATAATAATAAATGGAGAGCAGAAGAGCATGGTGCAGGAGAAATTGGCACAGAGAAATTGATAAAAAGATATATAAAAGATACCCCATATATGACTATAACCAGGGATAAATAGTAGTAATGGATAATCTGCATATTTGGTTTCAAGTCGGCGGTATATTGGCAGCAGTGGTTGCAGGAATTGCAACAGGATTTTATTATCTGGTGAACAAAGGAAAGATAGGAATGCTTCTACAAGAAAGAAAAGCAACAAAAAAGCAAAAAATTACTCTTCCAGATAATTGTTTTTGGGAAATGCATACCATTTTACACGAAACTCTCACAGAATTAAGAATTAAAACTGATTGTGCTAGGGCACAAATTGTTCAATTTCATAATACAGGAAATTTTCTTGACGGTGTTTCGATGAAAAAAATGTCTCTCACCCACGAATCTTTAGAAAAAGGTGTTTCTTCTGAAATACCATTAAAGCAAGGTTTACTGTTGTCTATATGTGTGGATGAGTTATTACTCTTATTGGAAAATGATTCGAAAATTAATCTTGTTTCTGCATTGGAAGATTCGTGGTGTAAACAATTTATGGAAAATAGTAATATTGTGGCTTTTTCCTTCCTTCCTATAAAAAAATACGGACAAGCAATTGGATATATAATGTGCCAATGGTGTAGTTGGAACAAAGCAGACAATATTAACGAACAAGAAATATCTAAACATGTTGAAAATACTAGAGGATTAGTTGAAATTCAATTAGATATTTTGAAAAAGAATAAAAAGAAATAGATAGAGTAGTTCATAAATAACGGAGAACAAAATGATAAAATTTAAAGAACTAAATGAATTGTTAACAAACCTTTTCGAAGGCGAAGAAACTACTGGCGGCGCATCAAGGAGTGCTTATAGTGATTATGGTGTTCATCGTATAGAAAATCCAGAGCAACGAGGAAGAATAAATTCTTTCTTAAATTCGTTTACTCAACGGGAATTTATGGAGCCTAGAGCAGCAATTGCACAAATCCGACACAAATTTAATACCATTGGTTTAGATTTTGATTGGAATGGTACTTCAACTGTTGCTGAAAATGGCAAAATGGTTCTTCCACTAAATCGTTATGGTGGTACTTTTGGAAAATCTCTCCAAACCCCACATGCGGAATTTGAAACAACAGATGGCATTAAGGAATTTAATAATGGTAAAGGATTATCTTTAGATATTAACATTTCTGTTGGAGATGAAGGTTTATATAAAATGGATGCAAAAATTATAGAATCTGAGGGGTAGTATATATTCTTTATTATTATGTTGTTTGATGGATTAAATGATGACAATTTTATGATGTTTGTTATGAAACATTATAAAAACCCTCAATGCAAAAACATTGAAGAATTCTATGAAGATTTAAACCGAATAAAGTACATTAAAAGATTATTAGGTAAATATGTTAAAAAGGGGATTATAAAAACAAGACTGGTATTAAATCACATCATAATATTAAATAATGTATTTGGAAATTCAGCCTGCACAAGAATATTATTCTATAAATTAGAACCAGAATTTCATCCTTCCCTAAAAACATTTTTAGAATTTCTTAAATACTTACCGACAAAAATACCCGAAGCAAAACTAGAAGAAATACCCAAAGATCATAAAATATTAAAAGAACTAGAGAAAATCAAATGATATTAAACGAAGCACAAAAAGACATCACAAAAGTAGTAGGTGCTTTTACTGTATATAAATTTATTAAACTCATGGCAACACCTTTTCGTCAAATGGATGCTTATAAATTAGGAATCATCGACGATAAAGGTAATTTTTTAAAAAAATCAGAAGAGTTTACTACAGATAAAGAAAAACGATCTGCCGATGTATTTAATCGTTTAATTATCAATCTTAAAAAAATAATCAAAAAACTTCCAGATCCTCGGTTTCAAGCACAAATGAAAAATGTGGCAACTGCAATGATTCTTATAAAAGAAGAAGCAGAGAAAATAGGTGCTGATGGAGATATGGTTATAAAAGAAATAAAGAAATATTTATTAACAACAGGTGTCGATGTTGATGAAATAGAAACAAATGTGTCTTTTGAAGAATTAATTAAAGAGGTAGAATAATGAGCAGCAATCATCAAATACCAGACGATCTTTTGAATGATGAGTTTGATTTTGGTTTTACAGCGGCCGATGAAGACGAACTTAATTCATTAATACAATTAGACGATCAAACAACACCCGACGAAATAAAAGAAATGCAAGACAAACTCGATTTGATCTTACAAATAAATTCTACATGTGAAGGAACTACAGAAGTAAAAGAACAATATGATCAATTACTTCAATTGAAAATGGACGAAATTGAAAAGGTTACTCTCCCGTTGCTAGTAAATCTTAAGAAAAATAAACAAAAAGATTACCTATATTGGCCTGGATCTCAAAGAGAAACACAATGCGATTTACAAATTCAAAAACTACTAAACATAACAAGGAGTGTTTAATGGGTTGCAATTGTGGAAAAAATAGACGAATAAACAGAAAATCCTCTAGAATGCCTATAAAGAAAAAGGGTCTAACTCCGAATCAAAGAAGAGCAAAAATAGTTAAAATCCAGAACAAGAATAAAGAAACTCAAAACACTTTTGAAAAAAGATTATATGATAAAAATGATATATAACATATGAAAACATATCAAGACATAATAGAAGAATTAATCGAAAATGCACCGATGAATTCTATGGGCGGAGGATTTAGTGTTGATCAAGCATCGTCTGACTCGGGTAATCTGGCTGGTTATGACCCAATTCTTGGAGGCATACGAAGAAAGAAAAGAAAAATAAAAGAAATGTTTGCGGGATGTCCTGTATTTACTGTAGCAAGTGAAGATTATACCAAATGTATGCACGGCAGAATGAAATATGAAAGATGGAATAAAAAACTTAATATGGAAGAAATTAATAATCAAGAAATAAGATCATATGCACATAAAAATCCTGGAAAAGCAGTTATAATAAAGGATGGAACATACGGAACAATGTCATATTTAATTCCGGCAATTAGAAGGTGAAAAATGAAAAAGTTAATAATGATGATGGTAGCAACTATAACTGTTGCTTTTGGGTGTGAGATGTTTGATGAGTGGGATACAAACCCAGATTCACCAGCAAACACTTCAAGTACAGTAGTAGATTCTCTCAGAGAACAAAAAGAACAAACAGAAGAAATTGGTAGTGCTTCTGATGAAATTGGTAATGATCTTGGAGACATAGACAATCAAGCAGATTCAATTCTGAATGATATTGCACTTGTCCCAGATGATCACAATTATAATATAGACCCTACACTGAATTCGATTGAAGACTCAGCAGAATCAATCAAAGAATCTGTAGATGATGCACAAAAAGAACAAGTAAGAGTGGATGAGGCACTAGAAGATTTAGAATCTGCTAATGCAAGAGTTGCTGCTGCTGTCGGACAAATCGAAGACCTAGAAGATTTAGTCAAAGAATATGAGCAATCTGATAGAGAAGTCCGACGAGAAGCATTAGAAAATCTTCACGAAAACATCACACTATTCTTTACTATCGGTTTTGCAATGCTCGTTGCAGGTGCTTTTATAGCATTTTGGGTAAATGGTCGGTTAGGTGCGGTGCTTCTAGCGGTGGGTGTTCTCACTGTTGGGTTTGCTACTGCTAGCCAATACTATATGGAAGAAATTGCACAGGTTGGCTTGATCGTCTTGATTGGTGGTTTTTTGATAACTATGGGGGTGATTGCATATATGCTTCTCAACGGGAGACGGAACGAAAAGGCTATAAAAGAAATTGTTCAACTTATTGAAGAAATGAAAGACAGATTGAGTTCTCAGGAGCGTAAGGAAATCTTTGGACAAGATGGAGTTGCGTCACAACTCACAAGTACCATGACAAAAAACATAGTGAGTCAGATTAAGATCAAAAATGGGTGGAATAAGCACTAAGGTTTTGTGATTTTCTCATACAAAAATTTACAAATATAAAAAGAATCAACAATATCCGAAACCGGATTGCCTATTGAACTTTTGTTGGGTGTAATTGTCGTTTTCAAATCAACCTTTGTATCGTCTTTAAAATATCTGTGCATCATTTTTTTATCTGCATTGCCTCTCCCAGTAGCAAATTTTTTTATAGTAGTGGGAGGAACAACTTCAAGCGGAATTCCGAGATTGTAGATTTTATATTTAAGTACGCCTGTATTTTCTGCTATATGAAATACTTTACCTTTACTACCCATTGAATATCCTTCAATAGCAATTTGATCGCACCCTATAAGACGGTCAATCGCCCAATCTGCTATTGACTTATATCTTTCAAAATCTTCATTCCATTCTTGAAAATTTTCTCCATGAATATTATTCAAGAAAAAATTTGCATACTTCTTGGTATCAGTGAGGTAATAAAAAGTACATCTATCAAACGAAAAGGATTCCTTTTGTGTTCCTACAAAAACACATATACAGGGTGAACGCATACTATAATCTATTCCTGCTATCACTGGCATAAAAATCCTCTCAAAATTCTTCCATAACTATTTATGTCTTATACATAAGGTAGTGGAAAACAATAAACATTTTGTATAAAGTAAAACACTGATGCCTTGATTGGCATCAGTGTTTTTTATCGGGCAGGCGTTTCGTTACGCCATTCATTAGGAACTCGCTACCTTTTGCCCGTCATAGTAGACAACCTTCTGACTAGAATCAGAAGGTTGTCTTTTATATATGAATTGTTTGTTTACATTAAATCTATGAGGAATCTTGATCCATACAAGCCGATGATAAAACCAGCAACAATAGCAACAGCAGATAAAATCCGTTCTCCAGCACTACCGCCCATCCCTAACAAATATTTCAGTCTCTTCAATCTCATTTTTCAATACCTCTCTTTCTATCCATTCTAGATATAGCGACACAATGGTTGCAGAACATTCTGAAACTACTGGTTTACCACTAAATGGTTTGATCACCATAAAATTACTAATAACTCCCACAAGATAACTCTTTCCTTCATACTCTGCAAATACCCCGCCACCAGAATCACCAAACCAAACACTAGCCGGTCGTGGAATAAATTTCATTGTGTCTGGTTCTTCTGTAACAGTTCCAAAGTACCTAAATACTTTTGGTTTACTGTACTTCTTATACTCAAATGAATACCCTACAGTAGTGATACTCTGATATCGTTTGATCCATTCAATACATCCCAGTTCGGCTGGTTCGTATTTAGATTCACACTCAAGGAATATCAACGCTATATCATCTTGCACCCGCCCGAGCGAATCGCTGTATCGGGAGTGTAGCACAGTTTTCTTTACCATTATCTGTTCATTTCCAATGGTAATAGAAAACACATTGTTGCCATTGACGCAATGGCCTGCCGTTAGAACGACACCCGGGCGGATTAGTATTCCACTTCCTATCAGATACCCACTTTCTGTATGCAAACTACATACAGACGGGTATGGGTCATCTTCTGGTGTTGCTGCGATAAACCACTCATCCAAGTAATTTGGTGGGGGTGATTCAATCTTGGCGATAACTATATCTGTTGTGTTTTGAGGGGGTAGACTGCTCGCCTGCGGGGCTTTACACCCCGTAATCAATAGCAAAGGGACTAAGAGATACCGTATTAGGTTTTGCATACTTCTACTATCCTATTTAGGGAAATTTGTGAACCCAAAATAGAAAAAAACAGCCACTTTTTTGGCTGTTTTTGTTTAGTGTGTTTGAAAGGACTTGTTATCTTTTCTTATATTTGTCCTTTATTTTTCATCCAATGTGTCAATGCCCAAGGATTATCAATATCTTTTTTCTTCTTCATTGCCTTGACTGTTCCTTCCCAACCAGCGGGAGCAACTTCACCCAAACCAACAGATTTTTTTGCAAGTCTTTCCTTTTTCTTTTTCTTCATTGCATATTCTTCTCTTCGTTGTTCAGCACTCTTATGACTAGTAGAATCAATTGAACCCCTATATTCATCAACAGCCGATTCAAAAACAGAGAGAATAGTATGTCTCTTATCTAAATCTTTACCGTATGTTTTTTCGACATATTTCTTGATCTTTTGAAGTTCGTTCTTTGTTCCATGAAAACTTACATCCCATCCTTTACCTGTACTTCCAGATCCGGTCCAATATTTTTTAAATCTTTTTTCAAGATCTCTTCTAGTGTCACGACCTTCTCCAGAGTAGGCTGTCTTAAATTCAAACGCAAGGAGCCATTCTTCTGCTTCATTTATCTGTGCTTTGTCTTCTACTTGTGTATTTTCTTCTTGATATGGGTAGTGTTTTCCTGCTAAAGGATTTACTATCCCCAACTTTTTCATCATTTTTGCGGAAAGTTTTTCATCCAGTTCAACGGACTCTTTGATCTTGCCATATTGTGCGATTCTCTTTGCATCTCTGTACATATGCATATCAACCCCATCAACCACCTCGTAGCGATACTTGATTATTCCACCAGCATGGTGTCTGGCGTGCTGAACAAGAAAGTAGGTTCTATCGGGATTTTGCTTGGCAAGTTTCTGTGCAGTCTTCTTGACAGGATTCATTTCATCACTTGCGAGAATCCACACCTCATCCAGTTGAACGGATTCTTTCAGTCCAAGTGCATCTATCCATACATCGGCACCCGCACTGATGATTCTATCGCTGATGTTAGCATAGTGAATGTCATCCATGTTCTTAACATTTGCATTTGGGTGTTCAATATCAAGAATCATCTTGCGAAGTTTGTTGTCAATCTTATCTGCTCTTAGCATGATAAAACGAGTCTTACCACCCTTTGATTGGACAGCAAGTTTACCTGTTGTATATTTCTTTACTGCTTGCTTGACTTGCTTTGCAACAGCGGCAGTGTTGTCTGCTTCATCCAGTTCAACGGATTCTTTTATGGCAATCAAACCGTATTTTTTTGCGGCTTTGCGTATTGTGTCTACATCTTGAGGAGTTTTAGGAAAGATTTCATATTGACCAGAAATACGATAAGATTGTATTGTTATTTTCTTGCTCTTTATAAATTTAACAAATCTATCTGCATGGGCTCGATTGGACATGCCAGAATCGAAATACATCGGAGAAAGAATTTTCTCATCCAGTTCAACGGATTC